CCTCTCCAAGCACTTCCGCCCTCTTTCGTCATATCAAGCGATAACTGCTGTCTATCCCATAGCACAACCGCTTCCTTCAGATCCCCAATAATAAATGGTGCTTTACCATCTTTATCAGTAGCAATTGTCTTATTAGATAAAACAATAACTGGCTTTCCTGATAGTAACTTACGAGTTGGATTTGTTGGATCTGGTTGAAGAAGTGGACGACCATCCTTATCTTCTAATTGATCTAAGTAATTGAATCCATCTTGGTTTGTGAAAATGTTCGCTACAGCTGCAAAAGCTGGGTCTAATGTGACATTTAATGCTGTTTTAATGCCTTTATAATCCTTAAAATCAACCTTTATTAACTTGTTAACTTCTTGCAAAATTAAATAGTTACGAGTTGCAATAGATTTTTTCGCAATCCACTGACGTAAATAAGCTTCTAATGCTTGATCCGTATCGTTTAATAAATCATTTGGTACAGGTAGGAATCCTGCATAATCTTCAATAACATACGGCAAACGTTCAAATTGTGGCGAAGCAATTTCTTGCATCGCATTTGGATTTCCATACTCAGATAATGGAGCGAAAGGTGTGGATGCCGCACGTTTTTCTAATGTACGAGCGCCCTTATTTGTTGAAACAGGTTGTACATTTACATATTGTTCTAAATTATCGACTGTTTGTTTTAACTGGTTAATAGTTGTAGTAATATCTTCTGGAACGATATAACCGCCATCTTTACCTGTATTCTCAGATAATGCTGCTTTGTATTCCTGCATAACGCTTGCTTCTTCATTACTTAAATTTTGACCACGAATAGCTTTCATAAATACATCTTTATAAGACGTATCTTCGTTTTTAAATGAGTCTGGAGCTAATGCGCCTGTTTGTGAGTTTACAGGTTCAGGAACTTGAATTTGCTTCATTGCTAGATAGTTATCTAGTTCATTTTTTGCGTTTTTCGCTTCCTCAATTTTCGCTTTTGCATCTTCATATTTACCACTATTATTAAACTCTTCTGCTTTCGCTTTTAAGTCAGCAACTTTTTGACGTAATTCTTGTTCATGCTTATCCATTCAATATTTCCTCCTTGTTTTGGCACAAAAAATAGACCTATAGTTCTAACAGGTCTAGTGCATTTTGATTTTTTAATTGTTCATCATTATCCTTCTTTGGAATAGAAGGAGCTTTTGCTACTACTTTATTAGGTGTTTTTTGATATTTATCAAAGTAATCACTCATACATGCTGCAATTTCTTTTGCTTCCACAACTTCAATGTTGAAGTATTTTTCAGCCTCTTCACCACTTAACCAGGTCTCAGCATCTACTAATTGTTGAATTTCTTCAATTTCAATGCCTTCTTTTAAGTTTTCCTTGTATACATTCATGATTCCAGACTCAATGTTATCCAAATCTTCTGCTGCCTTTCGGAAATCAATGGAATTTCCAGCGGCATATGTCCAAGGTTTATGAATCATTAAGAAAGCATTAGAAGGGACAACAACACGATCACCAGCTAGAGCGATTACAGAAGCGATCGAAGCTGCAACACCATCCACATAAACAGTTTTTTGAGCCTTATTGCGCTTTAACATATTATAAATAGCTAAACCAGCAAATACAGAGCCGCCGCCGCTATTTACATAGATATTTAAGTTACTTTTATCATCTAGTTGTCCTAAAATGTTTTTCACATCATCAGGCATAACATCAGAATCGTCCCATTTCCATCCGGAATTATTTATGATGTCGCCATAAATGAATAGATCGGCTGAAGAATCTGTTTGATTTTTAATTGTAAACACGTCTTTAATTGTCCTCACCTCCCTTCTATGACAATCTTCCGCTCGCTCTTGTTAATTGATATTCATCTGCTATTTCAATAGATACATGGTTTAAATCTACACGATGCTTATCACCCTGTTCTCCAATTCCATCCATATCTTCAAGTTCTAGCACCTTATTGATGGAGAAAGCACCAGCATCTAGCATAATTTTGTAGAATTCCGCTCGTGATTTTGAATCAGCACGTAATAAGCTTGTTAGATTAAACTTTAAGTAATATCGCTTTTGCTCATTAAGCGAAAAAGCTTTGTAAGAAAACTCTTCTTCATATTGGACAAGAATTGGGCTTAATGTATTTTGAATAAAATCTAAAGCCTGTTGTTCTATATTGGAGAAAGTAGCACGATCCAGTTCGTTAATCATGTGCAAAGGAATATTAAAGATGTTTGCAATTTCACCTTTATCAAATTTCATACCCTCAATAAATTGAGCGTCTTTTAAAGGCATTCCAACCTTTTCAAATTCTAATCCAGCATCTAAAATGGCAATCCTTTGCGCATTATTTAATCCTGTGTTTGCTTCTTCCCAAGCATCGCGAAGTATTTCTTTCGCTTCTTTACCCAATGTTTGCTGAGTTTTTAATATCCCACTATGTGCTGCACCATTTGTAAAGAATTTACCTTTGAATTTTTGCGCTGCTTGTGAGCTACCTATAGATTCCCTCGCAATCTGAATAGGTGGTTTACCCTTCAGTCCATCAGTAGACAACGTAGTAAGGTGAATTATGTCATCATCAGGTATTTTTACAGGTGTACCATCTGGCAAACTCGTAAAATACCATAGTTTATTTGTCTTTAGGTCCACAGTTGGAGTTGTGACGGCTGGATTTAATACCCACAACTCTTTTGGTCTGCCGTCCACACCCCAATGGATATTGATGTAAGCATTGCCCCATGTATTACGGTGTGTTTCGATTAGATGTTTGAATTTGAATGGGCTTTGATAAGGGTTTGGGCGTCTTTCTAAAACAAAAGAAACTTGATGCATCTTATCTCGTTCTCTGCCCTTTGCTGTCTTTTTTAACGTTTGAAAAGGAAGCATAGCCACACTGTTTGCAAGGATATTAATGCACCGATAAACAGTTGGAACACTTAAAGATGACTCAACTGTTACCTTTTCACCGCTTGCGGCCAGATAACCAAATATACTTTTAAACCAGGGAGCCGGATTTTTTAAATCCGTTGTATCCTGATTCTTAAATAAGTGCCGAAAAATCAAAAGTTTCACCTCCTTTCTATCTTCTAATCATTACCACCCCCAACATTGTGAGAATNNGACTTGTCCAACATGATGTTTTCGTTAGCATCCTGTTTTGTTATAGCATTACTAACAGCCCAATTTAATACAGGGTTGTTGTTGTGGATGACCTTCTTTTGATACACTTGTTCACGAAAATCCTTTGTAGGTCCTGATAAAGTTGCCATACCTTGGCGTATTTCTATCATTGTATAACCATCAGCTTCCATGTCTTGCATAAATTGCGTTGCATTCCAAGGATCGGCGCAAATTTCTTTGATTTTAAACTTATTCTCTTTTTCCATATTTTTAATATGTTTTTTAATAAATTCATAATCAACTACCGCACCAGGCGTTGTTGTAATCCAGCCTTGTTGTATCCATAGGTCATATGGAACTTTATCCGTCTTTCTTTTCTCATGTAAAGTATCTTCCGGCATAAAGCTATGACTAATTACTATATACTTATCATCCTTTTTAAACTCAAAATCTACACTCGTTAAATCGATTTTTGCTGATAAATCGACACCTACTGTGCATTCCAGCCCTTTTAAATCGGATAATTCAACGGTTTCTTTACAATCTTTCCATTTTTGCATATCCATGTATCCATTTTCTTTCATATCAACCCATCTATTCATGTTTTTCGTGAGATAATTACGCATTTTCTCAGGTACATCCAGGGCTGATTGGAGTTCTCCTTTTAAGAAAGAACGTCCTTCTTCATAACTACATAGAATTGGATTTGCTTTCTCCCACACTTTCGAATTCGTAATTTCATCATCTTTATCTAATTCATTAACCATGACAAAATATTCTTCGTTTTCGATATCAATATTAGGATCCAAAATTTTAGAAACATATTGATATTCCACACGATAACAAGGATTACTCAAATTGAATCCCGCTGTCGTAATGATCATCATTAATGGATTAGAACGAGCACCAGAACCAGAAACAAGCACATCATAAATTTCAGATGTGGTATGAGCATGATATTCATCGATAATTCCACACTGAACATTAAGTCCATCGCCTGATTTTCCAGCGTCCTTAGAAAGCGCTGATATAAATGAATCTGTTTTTGAATGTTGTATTTTCCCATAAGCGATATTAAATTTCCCTTTAAGATCTTCGCAGCCATTCATTTGGGCCTTAATTTCATTCCAAACGATTTTACTTTGTTCAGCTTTCGTTGCACCAATATAGACTTCAGACATATTTTCACCAAAAGCCATAGCTTCATAAGAACCAACACACGCTAATGATTGCGACTTTGCGTTTTTACGTCCTACTTGCCAATAAGCCTTTTTAAAACGTCTTATCCCTGTATTTCTGTGAACCCATCCATAGATATTGCTGAAAACAAAGATTTGTATAGAATGTGGTTCAATTCTTTTACCAGCTAATTTCCCTTTTGTATGTTTGAAAAGAGACATCCATTTTAAAAAACGAAGTGCTTTTTCTTCATTGAAAACATAAGGAAAATCCTCAGAACCTTCACGCTCAATGTCTCTTAAAAATCGTTCACAAGATTGTTTATGCTTTTTACATGCAACGACTTCACCATTTAAAACATCATCACAATAATCCAACATCCATTGTTTTATCATGTTATACATCAAACTCCTTTTCTACAGTGGATTTCGCTCCTTTTTTTGCGCTCGGTATCACGATTTTCGCCCTTGCGCTTGGAGTAAGTCCGAATTCCACAGCTAGGGCCTTCATTTGTTCATGTAATTGCTTTTTCTTTGTAAGTAGTGGATGTGGCACTTTATTAGTTTCAGCCGCCTTATTGGTATATTCAACAAGTAGTCCTTCTTCTCGAATAATCTTGGTGCATTCAACATAGTCAGAAAAAGCATCACAATACGTTGCTAGTGCATTTACATCTATGTTAGTAATAACATTCAACTCCAATAATTCACCTGCAATTCGTTTGAACTCTCTCTTAGCAACTGAATCTAACCATGTTGGTGGTTTTACTTTATCCTTTTTTGCTTGTAACTTCTTTTCAGCCGCTAACCTTTGATCAATTTCTTCTTTTGTTAGTCGATTTGTATT